GGTCTTCCCAGCCATAGGGGTCTTCATCGTAGATAACCGGGCCAAGCGGCAGGTCGCTTTCGTCGAGTTGCAAGGCGATCCGCTCAACATCGCCCAGCGTGAAAATATCGCCGGTTCCCAGATTCGCAACCGATGATGCGGAAGCGGACGCGAAGAAATTCCGGTTGTAGGTTGGTGCGCGAACAGTGTTAATCACTATCTCGTTAAAGTCTGGTTGGCTTTGTAACGGGATTTCCCAGTAAGTGGCCGTCTGGTCTCCCCGTGCGCCGGCCAGTTGCACTAAACACCGCTGCTCTTCCACGCGGCTGGCCCATCCCGTTAAGCCTGGCCGCATGGTTTCCCGTAAGTTATGCACTGTGCGCTTTTGCGACATACGCCCTTTTGTGCCAACAAGGCCCGCCGACTGGTCAATGCGTATTTCCATGGTGTCGGTGTCCATGGACATGCCTTTCCCGGTCAACGTCTTGTCGCCCATGATCGGCGCGCCGTGCGGCGTGTTGAACAAGTCCACCTTAACCTTGTCGCCTGCTTCTGCTTGCAAATCCATCACTTTGACAATCGGCGTGTTGGGCGTCGTCTGCCCTTTCATGCGTGATGCGCCGTCTCCCATGGTTGGGGCTTTACCCGAAAGAAGATTCATGAAGTTCAGTTTGGCCTGAACACCCACGAACACCATAGCTGAATACCGTGTTACGGCATTTGCCCCGCCTAAACTTGTGCCTATTGCGGCCATTGTGTCACCTGTATTGTGTTATTTAGTTAAGTGGTACTGGCGGACTTCACGCCTTAGCGCTGTCACGCCAAATCTTTTCAAGCTCGGCTTCGGTCTTGCCCCACCATGAGCTATACAAATCCCCGAAAGTGGCGTTTTCCAGCGCTCGGCCTTCTGGCAAGACGGGGTCGCCGCTGGGCAGGTCGCTTAGGCTTATGGGCTTGCGCGGTGCGGTTTTTGTGGGCTTCGGCTGGCTCTTGGTAGTGTCCGCCTGCTTTGCAGACTGCCCATGGATTGCTTCCATTGCCGCCGCCACTTTCGCAAAGCGTTCAGGAATGCTTAGTTTTGGCTCTGACGCACTAAGCAAGTTGTCAAGCTCCACGGCTTGCTTAAATCTGGTCGGGTCGGCCTTTTGCAGATGCGCAAGCGCTGGGATTTTTTCAATCTCTGCTTGTATTGTCTGCCGAATAAGCCCCTGTCTTTCTTCTTGTCGTTCAAGTTCTCGCGCACTGAGCGTTTTTAGGGTTTCCCCCATCTTAGCGATGGTTTCGTGCTGCGCTACGAACGTGGCATATAGTTCTGGGAAGTCTTCCTTAAGCGCCTCAATCTTTGCCAAATCCATCGCAGGAAAGGCGGGCTGTACGTCCGCTTTTGCCTGTGCTGGCTGCTCGGCTTTGGCCTGCGCAGCCAGTTCTGCGAACCGCTTTTCAAACTCGCTTTTGTCTTCACCGTCGGAGGCTTCGGTTTCGTCGATGGGCGGGTCTTGGGCTTCTTCGGCCTGTTCTTCTTCGCCTTCAAAGCCTTCCGTTCCCGCTAACGCCCAAGCGTCCCAGCCGGTTAACTCTTCATCTTCGTGTTTAGTACTCATGTTTTTCCTCGCTGCTGTTGTTGGGTAAGCCAGCCAATGCCTCGGCTTGCTCTTCGGCTTGGCTGGCGTGCTTGCTCTTGGCTAGTTCGTCCACGATCTTCAAGGCTTTCATGTGCTGCAATGCCTTGTCGGCTTCGATTTTGCTTATCCTTGCCTTTAGCTCCTCAAGCTGTGGCGCGGTGGTGGCCTGCTGTAGCTGCTGCTGCAACTGAGCCACCATCTGCTTAAGCTGTTCTTTCTCGGAATCTGGCGCGTTACCTTCCCCGTCGCCGCCTCTAAGCCCAAGTACCTTGCGTAACACATCGGCCATTTCAAAGCGGTTGGATAAATCGGTGGACTCCAACACAAACGGCATGAGTGGGGCTTGTAGTTGCGGCGGCAGGCTCTTGACTAGGTCGGCGAGTTGCGAAAGCTGCTGGTTACGATAGGTCGGCGTCTGCGGTACATCGTCCAGCACGACCGAACAACGCACTGCCGCCACGTTGTTTTGCAGCATGAATTCGCCGGTTTGCCGGTTACGCGCTGGCTGGTTTAGCACGATGGTTTTTTCTTGCCTGCCCTGGTCGATGGTCACGGTCACGTTTAATTGCCGTTCCAAATCCTCCTTTACCAGCTCCGCAAGCAACTCGCCTACCATTCGGCGCGAATGCACGGCGTTATCGTTCAGTTCGCCGAGCGTTGTAGTCCCTTGCTCCACTAGGCTATTGATTGCCAGCCCGCTTTTGGCGTTGTTGTCCGAACCCATCATGGCTTGGTACACGCCGGCCGCTTGGTTGATTTCCTTCGCGTCCGCTTGCAGCATCTCGAATTCTTGGGAAGTAATGGATTCCCCTTTGTCTATTGTGAAATTGCTGCTTGGCTTTCGGTTTGCGTTTAAAACTATATAGGCGTCTTTTCTCGCTACTTCTTCGGCTGTTTTTTGATGATCTAACACAGCGTCTGAGTCGGCTATTACTCTTAGTGTTGTCAGTCTCCAATAAATGTTTGATTTTCTTGCGTTGAATGCGTCCTGCGGGCTAATCATGGAGCGAATCAGCCCGTAAGGAACGCCCGTGCGGTCTTCGCGGAAGCCAAAGAAAGGCACGTAGGGAAAGTGTTGGTGCCGATAGGGTGACGGCATGTCGTTTAGCAGGTGCGGGCCTGCATAGATCGCCACGCGCACGGCCATGTAATTGGCCTGCTGGGGAAGGTTGCCGCCGCGCACTTCCTCGGCGTGTATCGGGTTTTTCGGATTGAATACCTCGGTTGCGCCGTTGGCCGTGCGGATGACCGGGCCGGAAGTCATCACCTTGTACCAAGCCTCATAGGTCACAATGCGCCGTCGCGCCGGGTTAACCCATTCATAAGTCTCAACGGTAAAGCCGCGTTCTTGGTCGTAAGCGCGGGCCATCATCGTATCGTTGGCATACCAGATGTCCCAGTTCTGCCAGCTATTCACGCAGTTTTCTAAGGTGTCTGCTTTGTCCGGGAAAGCCGTTTTGAGTACGTCCACGTCCATCCACTTCTTGCGGACGAAATAGCGGGCGTCTGATAGGTCGGGTTGTCTCGCACGCCAATCCCAAAACATTTCCCGCCTATTGACGGCCTGCACGCGGTAATCAGGTAGGAACGGGTCAACATTCCGCGCGATCTCCACCCAGCCGATGCCTACTTTCACTTGGCTGGCGTAGGCGTCCGATATGGCCCGGTCTGCCTTGGTGGTGATTTCCGCCTGGTGCAACTTTTCGGATAGGGCTTCTGCCACGTCGTCAGAAGCGTCCCCCGCTTCTGGTCTTACTTTCCAATCGGTGCGCGTCCGCGCTTCCATGCCGAGCACCACATCCACGGTCGGCTTAATCAGGTTCGTGATAAGTGGCGGTATGCCGCGTTCTTCCATGATCGCTAGTGTTTCTCTGTCGAGTTGGTTGCCGTCGTAATACTCGCTCTCGCGGTCGGCGGTGACTCGCCAATTCGGCTGATTGCGGATTTCATCAAGCCACGTCTGTAAGGTTGCGATGCTCAACGCGCACTTGTCTTCGCCGGGGGCTTCCTCGGCGAACTGGCCCGCGTTGACCGCAATCAAATCTGCCCATTCAGCCATGCTATGTTCTCCAACCGCCTTGACGGCGGATGTCTTTCTGCGCGGTCGGCTTGGTGATCGCATAGCGCAGCATCATCACCGCGTAGCGCGTCGCTGATATGCGGTCATCGTCCAGTTTCAGTAGCTTGCCGTTCTCGCGCCGATATAGCCGTTTTTCTCCAAACCACTCCTGCAGGTGATTGAACACCTTAAACCGGCCCGTCAGCATCCTTGTCAGCATGTCCTGAATGCCCGCCTCTACGCTGATAAGGCTCTGCCGCGTCTCGCTGTCTGAGCCGGTCACAGCCTCAAATTGGGCATGTTCATGCAGCATGTTTAAGCCTTGGTCTCGGTACTGGCTGGCTAGGTTGGCTCCGATGGCGGTATCGTTGTTGCCGTCATGCGGCCATGCGACGGGTATCCATTCGCCCCGCCCCTTGATCGCTGCCGCATGGACAGGCACGGCGGTTTGTCGCGCCGCGTGGCAGTCATAGATATAAATTGTGTCCGTGTCACGATCCCAAGCCAGCCAGGCGCACGCGGTGGGATGATCCCAGCCAAAATCTAGCGCTGCGAGTCGCGGCCAGTGGTCAGGTATAGCGAACGGTGTGCAGCTTATCGACTCGTCCGATACCGGGAAAACCGCACCGCTGCCTAGGGTTGGTTCGCCTTCCGTCCGTGCTTCGCGTTCGTGGTCGGGATAGCTGGCGATGATCGCCTCAATGTCCGCCTCGCTGTAGTGCAAGGCGTCGCGGATGCCCATGCGGGTGTCGTGTGTGCCGGGGAACTTCTCTTCTAGGTAGCGTTGCACTACGGCAGACATGCCCATGAGTGGGGTGAAGGTGAGAAGCACAGGGCCGCGTGATACGTTGGTTCGGGTGATTCCCTCGAAATAAATGTCGGCGGGGGGTTCTTCGTCGAACCATACGCCTTGCACGGTGTCGGCC